TGGTTACTTTTATTGAGGCAGGGTCAAATACCTTTGTCCAGTTAGTCTTTAATTCATTTTCTACAAATCTCTCCGGTGTTGAATTAATTTGTTTATTTTTTTCTGCTGTAAATGCATCAGATGCACTCTTACCTATAGATTTAATTTTATTAATATCACTACCTATCGCTTGAGAGAGATTAGGTGCTACAACTTTCGCTATCCCTTTTGCAGCTCCAGCAGCACCGGCAACAGTCTTAGCTATAGGACTAGTAATTTTTCGTATAGTGTTAAGAAAGCCTTCATCTAAAAGCTCTTTCTGAGATATTTTTTGCATACATATATTTATAATCATTTAATGATTTCTAATATATTTGAATATAGCCAATATACTTTAACGTTTTTAGATATTTTCTTTGCTCGAGATAACTTTAGCTGATCCCATACATAAGATTGATACTTGGTTGTTTTCTCATTCTTATACGGTGTAGCTTTACTCCACGGGTCGTTTAAAATGTCTCGCTTTGTATAGTGCCACGGGCCATTAATTTCAATAATTGTATTTATTTCTTTATTATCATCAAAGATAACAAGGTCATAAAAACAATATTTTTTATTTATTATATTAAAGAACTCACGGTCATTTGTACCGCCTAAGTAGTAACATTTATCTTCATTTATATTGTTATTGCTGATATACTCTCTAATAAACTCATATGCAGGCTTAGAAAATCTCGAAGTCATATAGCCAGCTTCAAAGAGCTTATGCATAGAAATTCTACGCTTTATTTTTGTTTCTAGTCTGTTAGCAGCTTCTTTAATACGTTTTTTTCTCAGACCTGGATTTTTGTAATTACCGCATTTTTTCTTTCGTATTTGAATTTGCTTAAAATCTGTCATCTGATGTGTTGTCTTTATCTTTCTTATTTCTTTCATTCTCGATGCAACCTCTTTACCAAATCTCTCTTCATAACTTTTACCGCGGCAGTAGTTAACGCGGGTAAATCTTAGTTTTTCGTCTACAACTTTAGATATATTAAACATCAGCTTATATTCCTCAATAGTCATATTATGCTGCTTTAAGTGAGTATTATTAATAAATTTTAACTTTCGATTACAAACCAAACATTCCATAATAGTAATAATATTTATGCTCGCACCATCACTTTTCTGCAGTTTTAAAATAATTTGATTTTAGGTTGATTTTATGGATACTGACATATATATTAGATGTAATGAATGATATTCCCTTCTCAAACAGTAACATTGTATTGACCGAATCTGAAAAAAATAAACGCATTACTAAAGCTTCCGAGCACTTTGGTAAGTTTATGAATGTTTTAGGTTTTGATTTTCGAAACGATCCAAACTCTATTGATACACCTAGGCGTGTAGCTAAAGCTATTGTAAACGATATCTGTTCAGGTTGTTTTACTCCACCGCCAAACATTACCGCCTTCGATAATGTAGATCAGTATGACGGTATTGTATGTCAGAATAATATCAAGATGACCTCTATTTGCGCTCATCACTGGCTTCCCTTTACTGGTACAGCTCACGTAGCGTATATTCCATCAAAAACAGGAAAAGTTATAGGCCTTAGTAAGCTTAATCGTATTGTTGATTGGTTTGCGAGGCGCCCTCAAGTACAAGAAAATCTTACAATTCAAATTCATAACTTCGTTAATGATGTGTGTAAAGACAATCAAGGTGTAGCTGTTATGATTGAGGCAAATCACACTTGCTGCGCTTTGAGAGGTATTAAGCATGATAGTTCGATGAGAACAGCAAAGATGTCTGGAGCATTTCTTGATAATAATGATAATAGCAGATCTGAGTTTTATAAATTTGTAGAATTTAGTAAAGATAAATAGGAACTTTATCATACTAACTGTATGAATATTTTTGTAACTAATGAAGATCCCGTGTTAGCAGCGCGGGATCTTTGTGATAAGCATGTAAGATCCAAAATGCAGATTGAAGGAGCTATTATGTTGGCTCATGCTTTTCCGCAAGAAGTTCTAGATCACCCCTCAACTCCAAAAACTAAAACTGGTAAGTCGCGTAAATCTGGTAAAGGTTACTCAAAACATCAATGCTCGATATGGGCTCGTGAATCGAAAGATAACTTTATGTGGTTGACAAATCACACTCTAGAGCAGTTTAATGAAAGAATGTATAGGTGGCCCGATTCAACAGAACACTTCACAAAGGATTTCATTGTGTGGTGTAGTAAAAACTTACATAATACAACAATTCAAAAATTATCTCTAACGCCGTTTGCAGTTGCTATAAGCGATGATTGTATATGTCGTAAAATAATACCTAACTTTAATAACCTATCTGTTGTAGATCAGTATAGAGCGTATATTATTTACGATAAAGACTTTGCAACCTGGACTAAAAGAGAATCGCCTAATTGGTATAATCAACTTCAATCTGATCACCAGCGATATGATTCGAGTTTACATCAATCAAAGCGTCAAGCTGCTTAATAAAGTCCTTACCAATAAGAACTTTATATTCGTTCTGCGACCTGTTACCAATACTAAAAGGTATATTATCAAACTCTGTACCTGCAAATTTCATTCTAAATGTAACAACTGGTCTTTCTTCGACATGACCGGCACCTACATTAATATTAATTGTATCGTGAACGTCTTTTATAATTCTTTTACCACCTATGGTTGTAAAGGTAACCTTATTACCTTGTTTAGTAATATTCTCACCATGCAGTACATTATAAGCGCCGTTACCTGAGTCAATTTTTGCTTCAAGAGAACCGATTCCAGCCAGTTCTATTTTTTCAATTAGACCTATAACTGTAGCCTCGAAGAATTTCTTAAAGCTTTTCATTAGTTACAATCTGAGCAACCTCCACAAGTACAACCTTCTCTAGCATAAGAACAACCTGTATCTTCATGACCTGTATTATACATGTCTCCTTCTTCATGATTACAACTACCGGTTTCGCTACCCTCGTGTTGTTGATACTCCAACCAGTGATAGACGGATGATATATAGTCTGAAGCCTTAGTAATTTTTGACGCAATCCAACCCTCAAGGCCCTGCATTTGACTTACCATTTCTTTTAATTTTGGTGCGTACTCTGCAAGCTTATGAAGATCTGCTGATGCCATTTCAATCTCACTAGGATCATTTTCACCCTCGTGCTCCATGTGTTCCTCTTCATGAGATTTATGACTTTCGTGGTCTACTTCTGCACCTGGCATATCCATTGTTATCATTACAGGCTTACCTCCTAACATGTTAGAGGGTGTAAGGGACATACCGCCTACATCACTATAAGCTTCTTCTAGCATTTTAAAATCTTTTCTAGTAGACATATTATTATTTATGCTATACCTAGTATCTTCTTAATTCTTTCTTTATCTGTCTGATTAATTATTTCAGGTACAAAGAAATCTAAAGAAGAGGGATCTTTACTCATAATCATTTCTCTAGTTTGTGTACCACGTACACCTTCACCGCTTAATGGTATATCTATTATTTGAACGTTAGGATATTTTTCAGGATTTTTTCGAAATGAATTATATCTAGCACTATCTTCCGGACCAGCTCCTACAATAATATTTAAGCTAGGATTATCTAAAGCATAGTCGTAAGTAGAATTTAGAGGTGTAGCAGGGCTCTTGTAAATCTCTATAGGCTTAGATAAATACGGTGCATAAATGGTCCATATTTGATATGCCATATCTTGATCTATACCATCACGTGGACTTTTACCTATAAAAACAACACCTCTATCAGCATTTTTTAATAACTCGTTCAACGCTTCAAAGTGTCCCTTTGTAGGGGGTTTAAATCCTCCCGGAAAGATAGCTACCGATTCTTTATTTTGCTCGAAAAATAATTTAAAGTTTATCATATACGACCCTTATTTTTATGAAAAGTTGGAGATATTACCTTAAAAGTAAATGTCTCTCCCTGTTGTAATATTTTTATAACTAATCCTTCATAGTCACCTAACTTACCTGCTAGTTTGCCTAACTTACGTAAAATTTTTGTATGCATTCTACGTTGATAGGGTAATAGTACCTTAATTAAATGCGATCTCATTGCCTTTTTAGCTATCTGATCGTCTCTTTTTCTTGAAGTATTGTAGAGTACTTCTTCGTAATTTGGATTCTGCGCTTCAAAGGTTTTTATTTCCTGTACTGCGTTATCAGTTTCATACTTTAAATTAATAGGCTCGAAGACGTCAATATTTAAAGGTATAAATTTAACATTATCATTTGATAAATCCGTTAAACTTCTAGTTATAGCTTCTACTAATTCAGGAGAAAGTTCTTGACCGTTGTAATCTGTTACGGATATAAGAGGAAAAGTAGACCAGGAGCCTAGTTTATCCCTTTCGTAATTTGTTGCAACAAAATAAACGATACCTGGAACCTCATCACGTGATAGTGCAAAAGGCGAATACAGCCATTCTGCCTGTACTCTTATACCATCTAATTTTAGATCTTTTTTGTATCTTAGTAATGTCTTATAAACTAGCTTTTTAATTTTAGGAAAATTTTCTTCAAACGCTTTTTTGGTAGGTTCATGCCTTATTTTATTTTTAAAGCTGCCGTCAGTAACTGGTCCGGAATAGCTACCTTGTAAGAAAAATCTATCTTCTGGTGTTAAGCCAAACTTAACAGACATTCCATCAGCCTTTTCAGATATACTTGAATTACCAGGCTGTATAATACCGTTAGACTGCTCTAATGCATCTAGAAGTTTAGCGAAGTTTTCAAAATCCATTGAATATTGATCAGGCTTATATTCAGAGTATAAATGTTGTACTCCTACTCGTGTACCTGTAATATCAACACTCTCTTTTATAACACCGCTACTACTAAAAATATCTATACCCTCTCTGTTAATAGTTTGTCTAGCTTCATCTAAAAGCGACATTACTATGTTTATATCTTTATATTTTTTAACTAAAAAAGATATAATGGATTTTATGTTTAAAAGATTTCTTGTACGAGCATTAGAATCACCTAACAATATTTGAGCAACCCTATCTGTATCTTTATTTTCAATAGTATTTCCTGTTTGTCTATCTGTAATACCCTTTAAGCCACTCCATCTTAAATTAAGATTTTTTGCTAGGTTGGATAAAACTATACTTCTATATGCACCCTTCAAAGGAAAAGGCTCATCATTTGCTAGTACAAATTTTGCAAAGCTAATGTCAGGCACTAACATGAAGTCAGTCTGTACATATTCTCCATCTTTATTATATATAGGAGTTCTAAAATGAACGCTTATACCTGATCTTGCAATATAATCCTTAGGATTTAAATTTCGCTCCATACACCAGTTAGCAAGAATATCATAGAGTTGAACTTTAGATATTTTATTTTCATTTATAGCTATATCTAAGTCGCCAGAGGACTCTCGCTTACCTGTACTACCTAACAGATTCTTCATTAAATTAGTACCTACAATATTAGATAAAAAACTAACTGTAGGTTCAATATCTGATAAATTTATGCGCTGGGTAGGGTGCTGCTTAAAGACGTTACCACCCTCGAGAAGTAAATTAAAATATTTTTTAAAATTAAGCATATTGCGTTAGTATATTTTTAAACGTCAATTAAACATTACTTAAATCATCTGCCACTTCAACATCTTCCGGATGCTTACTTATACTACCGGTATTAGAAGGGTATAACTTTAAGATACCTTGAATAGCTTCAACTATTTTTTCAGGGTCTACATTAGCAAAATTATTTACAATCGGCTTTACTATCATTAGTTCATCTTCTGAAGGAGAGTGCCTAAGAGCTTTTAAAATTAATTCTTGGTAAAGAGGAAATATCTCCGCTAAGTTTAAATTATTATCATCTTCACTCGCGTTGCCTTTTTCAGCTTTTGGTGAAATACCTGATTGTGACGGTTGAATAGCATCTTGCGGCTCAGTTGCATCAGCTGGCTGCTCTAATAAAAATATATATTTATTTATTATTTTAAGAGTTTTAGACTCTATTCTTAAACTTTTATCTAAAGCAATAATTTTTTTAATTTCTCTTACAATTTTAGATACAGGTACGTTTACCATTTTCTCTATTGAATCAATTTTATTAAAAATATACTTATACTTTTGTTTATCTTCTACAAACTTATTAGGGTTAAAAATAAAAGCATTAGTTAATATTTTAATAACATACCTTTCATTTTTATCTATATTTGATACAACCGGCTCATTAGTTACAGGAGTAGGCTGCTCCTGTGGTGGTAATTGAGATGGATCTGCTGCTGGTGCTGCTTCCTGCGGAACCTGCTCTGCCAACAAAGAAAAATATTTTGATATAAGTTGTAAGGTCTTAGGCATTATCTTAATTTATAAAGATGTTAATGTTTGTCTATCTCTCTGTAAAGCAGCAATAATCTTTGGTGTTTTTTGTTTTGCTAGAGCTTCATTCTTTTTATATTCATTATCTACTCTCTTATCTGTCTTTCTTAAAACCTGAGCCGCTTCAATTTCATTATCTTCTTCATGAGTAGAATTTATATCTTGTCCTTTATTAATAGCATTTTGTATTTTAAAATATACATCCTCAGCGTAGGTAGTACCTCTTAGCTGTATCGGCTCGTAACCTACATCATTTCCCTTATCATCAACTAGTTTAATATAAAAAATTGCTTGAGGGTTATCAACACTTGCTAGTCCTTCACCCACTATTTGAAGAAATTTACTCATAAGTATATTTATCTAAATAAAGCTAATTTGTTAGTAACTTGCTTTAAATAAACACTGCTTATATACTTAAACCCGTTCTTTTTTAGGTAATTATTAAAAGATCTCAAGAAGTTAGCACTTTTTTCTGACTTATAAAGCTCCATTTTATTAATAATTTCATCTACTATTTTAAGATAATTTTCGTTATACTCTTCTCTTCTAATAAATAAATAAGTTTTTTGTGGTATTGTTTTTTTTAATTCACATAACTGAATAATAATATTATGTTTAGTAATTTTTTGCACATCTTTATTACTAATATCGAAGTTTATATTTAAATCTATCACTTGCGACAGTGTCTTTTGATACGCAATATTTAATGTCTCATTAAGGCAAATAGCGCTTCGGCTTTGACACTCGGAGATTAATGATTCCGTTATAATAGTCATCTCGTAATAGTACCTCCTCTTCAAATTGAATTTTAGCCTCTCTATATGCTAGTGCAAATTTTGAGTCGCAAATCTCAATAATCTCAAAACTAAAGCTATCTTTACCATACTTTAATATATCTTCGTTAAGCTCTCTTGAAGAAGATGTATAAGTCTTCCAGTCAGTCTCTATTACCTCGTGTCTTTTATTCTTCTTTCCTTTAAGTGGACGCCTTTTAAGTATAGATTTACACTGTTTTTTACCAATATACTTTTTTCCTGTGGGTATACAGGTTATTTTATATAAAAACCCGTAAGGTATATTACCTTCTTCAATTATAAGACTAGTATTCCAGTGACCTAAATCCATTATTTTTTAGATTTATTTTTCTGCTTACGTTTTCTACGTCTTAACTTACCAGCTCTGGTGTATACTGCACCACCTTTTGGTATTCTAGCATCACCCGGTGCATAAAAATCAGAGCCAGATATATTATCAGGTGAAAATCCTCCACTACTACCGCCTAGTGCTGCACCTGCAGTCATATTTTCATAAAAATATTGTTTAAATGTTACAGTTGATTTCACTTCAATAAGTATTTATAATAATTCTGTGGAATTGCTAAAAAGATATAAAGAAGAAATCGGTGCTGATTTACTAATTACTGATTTCAATATAAAAGATATACAATTAAAGTTACCATCACGTAAGCATTTTTGGGCAGCAAGACTAATTGATGCAAAAATAACTCTACAATCCTTACATAAAAAGAAAAAAAACCTTAAAAAAACTCTTGTAACAAAGATTATAGCTGAAGCTCCTGTTAAATTAACACAACAAACAGCAGAAATAGCTGCAGAAGCTACTGATGAACTAACAAACATAACAGATTCTATAAAAGAATACGAGTTTATAGTTGAGTATCTTGAAAAAGTAGAAAAGATTATGTCAGGAATGGGATATGACATAAAAAATATTATAGAGATACAAAAGTTAGAGCAGTTATGATTACTTTTGATTATACTAAAACAAATCGTAAGCTAATTATTAAGTGTGACGATAGAAATATTTACGAAAACTTACGCGAACACTTTAGTGTAGAGGATAAAAACGCTTCTTTTATGCAAAGAAGGTTTAATTCGAGAAGAATTAAGTTACCAACGCGTAAATATGCTATTACTCCTACAGGTCTTTGCGACTTAGGCTTGTTTTGGGAAATAAAAAAGTATTTAATAGCTAATCAGATTACAGAACCTGTAACATACACAGAAAAATTTAAAGAATCAATTAATTGCGGGTCAACTAATGCAATTTTTAAAGACTTTGCTCTTAAATTACGTGACTATCAAGAGGAGGTTATTGAAAAAGCCATAAAAAACGGATGGGGTACATGTGTTTTAGGTACCGGTGCTGGTAAAACCCTAACAACTGCTGCATTAATTGAGAATTTTTATAGAAACTCACCTAATTCTACTACTTTTAAGTGTATTATGATTGTACCAGACCTTGGTCTCGTGCAACAAACGTATGATGAGTTTATAGCTAGTGGTATTTCATTTAAAATAACAAAATGGACCGGTAACAACAAGCCTGATCTTACTAGTAATGTTGTAATATGTAACATTCAAATCCTCTTATCGCAATTTAAAGACAACGAATGGGTTAAATATGTTGATTTACTAGTAGTTGATGAATGTCACAAGGTAAAATCATCTAATGAGATAAGTAAAATAATTTCCGCAATTAAAACTAGTAATAGATATGGGTTTACCGGTACTCTTCCTGAGGATAATTTAGATAAATGGTTTATTATAGGTAAGCTTGGACCTGTTCTATATGAAAAGAGTAGTCATGACCTTCGGTTAGAGAGTTACCTCACTAATGTTGAGGTTAAAATACTTAAATTAAACTATAACGCGCCTATAATTGCAAATATTACCGATAGTGAGTATAGAAATGAGCTTAATTTTTTGTATACGCATGAAAAGCGAAATAAGTTTATTGGTCAATTAAGTAATAAGCTTAATAATAACACCTTAATACTAGTAAATCATATTGTTCACGGTGAAGGTCTATTAGAAGTAGTAAAAAATACATGCACTAATAAAAAAGTATTCTTTATTAGGGGAGATGTAGAAATAGAAGAGCGAGAGAAAATTAAAAAGTTAATGGAGAGCAGTAATGATGTAATTTGTATTGCAATAAGCGCTATTTTTTCAACTGGTGTTAATATAAAAAACCTTCACAATATTCTTTTTGTTTCAGGAGGTAAATCGTTCATTAGAACCGTACAATCTATAGGTAGAGGTTTAAGATTACATAAGGATAAAAGTAAACTTATTATTATAGACCTAAGTGATAACTTACACTACGGTAATAAGCACTCCGAAAAAAGAAAACAAATTTACAATGCTGAAAAAATAGCATATACAGAAAAAGATATTGATATATCTTAATAGTAATATATTATACAGTTATGTCTAAAGAAAATTACTACGTAGATCCAGTCGAATTTAAAGAATCTTTACGTAAGTATTATGAAACTGATATTTTAACTGACGACCTTGCTGAAAATATTAAAAAAATTGCTTATGGGTTAAGCTATAATAGCTCATTTATTAATTATACTTACAAGGATGACATGATAGGAGACTCTCTTATTAAAATGTACTCTGCACTTAAGGGTAAAAAATATAAATTTGCTGCCGAGTCAAATCCTTTCTCATATTTTACAACGATTGCATTTAATGCGTTTGTTAATCGTATTAAAAAAGAAAAAAGACATCACGAAGCGGAAAAAAATTATAGAGAAAAAGTGTATGAGGATATCATGAATGATCCAAAGACTTGTAACAATCTCATTTATGTTAAGCCCGTAGGTGGTGATGATGATGACTTCTATGATCAAGATTAATAAACCGAGAGTTGCTATTATCTCAGACCTCCATTTAGGAGTTCATACTAATAGTGCTCAGTGGCATGACATTGCTATAACTTGGGCAAATTGGCTAAGTAAAGAGCTTAAGAGGCAAAATATAAAGGATATTATATTTTGCGGTGATTGGTATCATAATAGAAGTGAAATATCTGTAAATACACTTCAGATCTCAGCTGATATATTACAAATATTTGACGATTTTAATATTATAGCTTTAGTAGGTAATCATGACATCTATTATAAACATAGAACAGATGTAAATTCGCTTTCTATTTTTAAAAATAGCAAAAATATAACAGTAGTAGATAAGGTCGCTACGTTAAACGTATTTGATAAAGTTATAACGCTGTGCCCTTGGGGTACTTCTACTAATCAAATAGAAAAAAGCGATATTATCTTTGGTCATTTTGAAATAGAAACCTTCAAAATGAATTCTTACAAGGATTGTGAAGAAGGTCTAAGTGTAAAAGAGCTTTTAAGTAAGAGCTCTTTAGTTATTTCTGGTCACTTTCATTTTAGACATGAAAAAAAATACGGAGCAGGTACAATTCTATATGTGGGTAATCCGTTTCAAATGGACTTCGGTGATTGTGATAACATAAAAGGTTATCACATACTTGATATAGATACGCAAGAATATGAGTTCTTTGAGAATACCGTTTCACCTCATTATAAAAAGGTCAGTCTTAGTGAACTTGCAGAAGCTACTACTATTACACCTGAGATAAAAAAATTATTTATAAACAATATTATTAAATTTAAGGTAGATAAAAATATCTCCCAGGAAGATTTAGCTATACTTACTTCAAAATTAAATTTATTGAGACCAGAAGCGTTGCAAATAGAATATGATCTTAACTATAATAAAATTAGTAATGACAACAGTGATAAGGATCTCTCAGGTATCGATATTACCTGTGCTATTGAGGAGTTTGTAAATCTTCTTGAAATAGAAGATAAAAGTGATATACTTAGCTATACGTTAGAACTTTATAAAAAGTGTATTGCATGAAGAAAGTAACATTTACTAAAATAACAATTCAGAATTTTCTATCAGTTGGCAATGAACCAGTTTCGGTTGACTTTCGCAAAGGGTTACACATTATTACCGGTAATAATAAAGATAAGCCCGATAGACAGAACGCTGTTGGTAAGTCCACGGTAGCGGACGCTATATATTTTGCCATTTTTGGAGAGACTTTAAGAGAAATTAAAAAAGACTTAATTACTAATAATATTACCGGAGGTAAAACACAGGTTGAGTTGGAATTTAATGTTGACTCACCTAAGGGTAAAAATAAATTTCATATTATACGTACACTTTCACCTACCAAGGTCAGTGTATATAAAGACGGTGTAGATAAAACTCGTGATAGTATAGCTAATACTACAAAATATATTAGTGATGTATTAAGTGCGTCACCAGCTATTTTTCAAAACTGCGTTATTATGACGGTTAATAATACCATACCGTTTATGGCTAAAAATAAAATTGAGAAGCGTAAGTTTATCGAGGATATTTTTGGTATGGAGGTTTTTAGCAAGATGATATCAACTCTTAGACAGGAGTATAATGATATTAAGCGTGAATATGATATTAATTATGCTAAGCTCGACGAGGTTAATAAAACACTGCAAAACTACAATAATCAAAAGCAGAGATTAATTGAAAAAAAAGAAGATAAGCGAAAGCTTTACCTTGAAAGGCAAGAATCTAATGCTTTAGAGCTTAAAGAACTTAATGCAGAGCTTCTTAAAGAGTCTGATATACCAAATATTGATGATATTCAAACTACTATTGATAAGTTAGAAGATAAGCTAATAGAAAATGATGATCAAAAAAGCTCTCTCGTTAGTGACTCATCGAATAAAAAAGCAACAATTGTTCATAAAAAGGAAATATATAAAAAGATAGGATCAGATAGCGATACGTGTCCAGTTTGTTTGAGATCTATACAAGAGCATGATAAAGAAAATATTGCTCGTGAAAAACAACTTCTTAAAGATGAAATGATTTTTATAGCTAAGGATATAGAAGACATTAATGTAAAGATATTAGAGGTTGAAGAACAAAAATTAAAAATTAAAAGAGCCATTCAAGAGAAAAATAGATTAATAAATGAGACTGGCTTAAAAATTCAAAGTAATAAAAATATAAGTAATAGGATTACACAGCTAACAAAGTGGCAGAGTGAGCTAGTACAGGATATTGAAACCTTAAATGAAAGTAAGACGGAGTTTGACGATTTGATCTCTGAAACTCAAAGTAGACTTGATAGCATAAACGATACTGTCGGAACTATATCTAAACAACTTAGTACATTAGATATAGTCAAATTTGTTATTAGTGAAGAAGGTGTAAAGTCGTATATCGTAAATAAGTTACTAGAACTTTTAAATAGCAAGCTATATTATTATCTTAAAAAACTTGATTCGAATTCTGTTTGCGTTTTTGACGAATACTTTGAAGAACAAATTGTAAATGATAAAAATAAAATTTGTTCTTACTTTAATTTTTCGGGGGCAGAGCGTAAATCAATAGATCTTGCTTGCCTGTTTGCCTTTTCGGATATTAGGCGCATGCAGGGTGGAGTAAGTTATAACATTGCGATTTACGATGAGCTGTTTGACTCGTCGTTTGACGAAAAGGGTATTGATTTAATTACAGATATATTAAAAGAGCGTGTGAATACACTTGATGAATGTTCTATAGTCATTTCACATAGAAAAGAGTCGATTAAAGCCGTAACTGGAGATGTTATTTTCTTAGAAAAACAAAACGGTATAACAAGGCGTATTGATTATCTAGATTATTAATGTAAATATAAAATATATGTTTGCGCAGCCTTTTGCTAGTCCTTTTTCACAACCTTTTGCAAATCCATTTGGGGTTCAACCTACACCGCGTCAAGTAGCTATACCAGAGCAACCTAGAGAGCTCTCACTACCGAGATATGTTAATTATCTTGCAGATTATTCTGGCTGTGGATTCTGGAGAATATTGTGGCCTGAAAAACATATTAATGAAACAGGTGCAGGTTGTTCGACTTCCCTTACCGCTATGGTGTTTGATCCAAGATGGTATACAGGAGTTAAATCTGTTAAAGTACAACGACAGGCATCAAACGATCAAAAAGAATTTATCAAGTACCTAAAGCAAGTTCAACAAGATCATAAATTTAAATTAATTTATGAGGTTGATGATGTGGTGTTTAGAGAAGACATTCCTGATTATAATAAGTTTAAGTTTGCTTTTGATAATGACGAAATTCGTAATAACTGTATTGAGATTATCAATATGTGCGACGAAGTTACCGTTACTTGCGAGTATATGAAAAAGCTATACCAGGAAAGAACGGGTAAAAAAGAAATAACTGTAATACCTAACTTTGTGCCCTATTCTTGGATGGGTCATGTTTATGATAAGAGACGTGTCTACGATGCGTATGATAAAAATAAGAAAAAACCTCGTGTTCTATATACAGGATCAGGAGCTCATTATGATGTAGATAATAAGAATGGTGGCGTTGATGACTTCTCGCATGTGTTGAATTTAGTTGAAAAGACTATTGATAAATATCAGTGGGTGTTTGTAGGAGCATTTCCACCACCATTAATGAGGTACGTGCAGCAGCGAAAGATTGAATTTCACCCTTGGCAAACACTAGCAGATTATCCTAGATTCATCGCGGGGTTAAATGCACAGGTGATGATAGCTCCCCTGCTTGATAATAGCTTTAATAGATCAAAGTCAGATATTAAGTTTATTGAATCATGCGTAATGGGACTTCCTTGTTTAGTACAAGATATGGAGACATATAAAAATGCTCCCTCATTCCTTAAATTTAAGACAGGCGACGATTTAGAACAAAAGCTTGAAGCTATACTTAAAAACAAGCCCAAGTATTACAGCAATGTCGAAATGTTTAGAAGTATTGGAGCGCAAAGGTTCCTAGAGCTTCCAGAAAATATTGGCTGCCATCTTGAGGCACTCAACACGCCTTATGGCTCCTCTGAAAGAAAATATCTTAAGAGATGGAATAGTTGAATTCAATCTCAGTAAAGCTATAATAGCTTTATATGGCTTATAGAAACTGCGTATATAGTAGCCGAACTCAATCAGTTCGGCTATTTACTTGGGATACAGAAGGTAAGCGTGTGCATTATGATGTGTCAGTATCACCCTATCTTTATATTGAGGATAGTAACGGAGATAAAACAACTATTTTTGGTACTAAGGCTAAGAAGAGGATTTTTAACAATGGTTACGAACGTAATAAGTTTATACAGGACTCAGGCATTAAGAGAGTGTATGAAAATTTACCTCCAGTTCAGCAATATCTACTAGACACTTTTTGGACGGAGAATGAGAAGCCTGAGTTTACAAAAAACGATTTAAAAGTAACATTTATAGATATTGAGACATACTCTGTTGATTCATTTCCTGACGTTGACGACCCGCAGCATACTGTAAATGTAATTACTTGCTACGACAACTTTACAAAAAAGTTTCATACATTTGGTATTAAACCTTATACAGGTGATAATAAGCAGGTAAAGTATACACACTGCAGAAATGAACGAGATTTATTCATTAAGTTTATTGAATATATTGAAAGTGATTATCCCGATGTATTAAGTGGATGGAACTCAGAGTTCTTTGATATACCTTACATTATTAATAGGTGTGAGAGAATTCTTGGGCAGGAGTATGTAAATCGTTTATCACCTACAGGAAATATTTACCATCGTGAAGTTATGGGTAAATTTGGTAGGCAGCAAAAACGATACTATATTGAAGGCGTGTCGTGTATCGACTACTTAGACATCTACAGAAGATTTTGCCTTAAACTAAGAGAATCGTACAAGCTCGACGCTATTGGTGAAATAGAATTAGGTGAAAGAAAAGTTGACTACGGGGATATGAATCTATCTACTTTAGCAGATACAGATTGGACTACCTTCGTTGACTATAACATTCAGGACGTTAATCTCCTAGTCAGACTAGAAGAAAAGTTACAGTATGTTGTACTGCTACGAATGTTAGCATATGTAGGTCTAACAACCCTTGAAGGTGCTATGGGAACTATATCGGTAATTAACGGCGCGTTGACCATTAGGGCTAGAAAGCGTAAAGAAGTTTTATCTACTTTTATTCGCAATCAAGGAGCTGGTAAGAATCCGGGAGCATATGTTGCTGAGCCTAAAAGTGGATTTAAAAATAACGTAGTATCTTTTGATGCTAACTCACTTTATCCCAACATAATGATATCTTTAAATTTGTCTCCTGAGACAAAAATAGGTAGGATTGAGAAAAATGATAAAGGTAATATTAACATCTATCACGTATCGGGAAGATGTATAGAACTCGCTCCTGATAAATTTAGTACGTTTATTAAATCAGAAGAATGTTCAATAACAAAGGCAGGGTTTTTATTTACACAAAAGAAAAAAGGTATTATACCAGAGTTTCTTGATTATTATTACAACGAGCGCGTTAAAATTAAAAAAGATTTATTCGAGACCAGGCAGCAGCTTACAAAACTCAAGTCTAATGATGAAGAGTATACATCATTAAAGTATGAAGTAGAGAGACTTAATACAAAGCAAATGGTTATTAAGATTCTCGTGAATAGTTGTTATGGATACATGGGCAACAAGCAGGCACCAATTGGAGATGATGATATTGCCTCTTCAGTAACCTTAACGGGACAGGCAATTATTAAACAAGCAGGAAAACTACTTCAGGACTATCTTACTACTAAGTATAATGTTACAGATAAAAATACCCTGGAACAAAGCTGGGTTTATTCTGATACTGACTCATGCTACTTCTCGTTAGATTGTATTAAGGACCGTGTACCTATTAAAAAGGAGAGCGACATTAATCCGGAGTTTTATAATGTCGTGCAAGACATTGAAGATCATCTTAATAATAACATTACATCATGGGCGGAAAAGACTCTACTGACAAAAGATAGTAGATTTGTTTTTAAGCGAGAGTGTATAGCAGATGTCGGGCTGTTCTTACAAAAGAAGAGATATGTAATGCATATACTTGACGATGAGGGTATCAAGGTAGATAAGTTTAAATATACTGGGGTAGAGGTAGTTAGAACCTCTATGCCTAACGCGGTTAAGCCTTATGCTAAGAAGATAATAGAGACTATGCTACTCACTCAATCGCATCATCTAACAAATAACCTATTAAAAGAAACATATGAAGTGTTTAAGACGCTACCTATCGAGGATATTGCGTTTGTTATGGGCGTTAAGGGTTATGAAAAATATGCTACCAAGTGTAGGGAGTTTAGTATAGCAAAGGGTACTCCTGTGCATGTAAAAGCTGCATACCTTCACAACTTTATAAATAAAAAGCTAGGTGTAGATAAAAAGTATGAAGAAATTTCATCGGGAGATAAAATTAGATTTTATTATACTCTTCAACCAAACAAGTACGGTATTGATGTTGTAGGATTTAAGTATAATAGACCTGATGAGTATGACGATTTATTTAAAATAGACTATGAAAAAATGTTTGAGAAAATTCTTTATAACTCTATTGAAAGGTTTTATGATAATGTAAAGTGGCAGATACGAAAGCCTACTGATAACGTTCAGACAGAGCTCTTCGAACTTTTCAGTTGATTAAAATATATCTGTAAATAATTAATTCTATGGAATACTTAGATAGACCCGCACTTGATGATACCTCTAAAGCACATCCTGCTTATTTTAGAGGTAAGGCTAATGGAATTAATTCCGTTTTAAAGATTGTTTCTGATATTATGCTGGGACTAGATAATGGTTCCGGTGCTAATAACCATCCCGGAATCGAGCAAATGAGACAAGCTCTTCTCGTATGGCGTGATGAAGTAAATCAATCTTTAAGTAAAAAAAGTTGAAAAAAATAAAAAATAAAATAATATAACTATATGAGTCAAATTAAAACAATCGTAGATCACATCGGTAGAACAGTTATTGGTGAAGAGGTTAATCAAGATGATAAGACAATTACTCTTAATAATCCTGTCATTATTCACGTTCAGCCAAATCCGCAAAATGGACAACTTCAGGTTCAGTCCTTTCCTTATATCTTTATGGAATTTCTAACAACTGAATCGCGTGATAAGAATCACTGGACCTTTAATAAATCACATATTGTTCTTTCAGAAGTTGAGCTCGATAGTAAGATTATTGCTCAATACAATAATATTAATACTCCACAACCTCAAGCTCCTCAAGGTTCACCCGAAGTAATTAAATTGTTCGAAGACTAATATTTAAATAAGTATTACTTCAAACTTACCTCTCGTATTTTCACTGTATAATACGAGAGGTATTTTTTTTTATGAACCTTAACGATATTAAAAATAATGATCGTGTAACTATTACTTCATTGAGTGGTAGTTGTAGCAGCTTAAGAGATTTAGGTTTTTGTGAAAAACTTAATGTTACAAAGCTACTAAGCGGTAAAAATATAGTATGTTTGGTGTGTGGAGCTAAAATTGCCATTAGTAAAGATTTAGCTCAACACGTTATAGTTGAAGATCAAACTCTTGATTAATAAAAATATAATATATAATAATCTTATGGATAAAGATGTTCTAAGTGCTTTAAATGAAATTGATGATGTAAATCCTTTCGCTACTTATTTGAGTGATAGTACGCTTAGCCGCGTTGGAGGATGGGTAGATACAGGTAGCTATGTTCTCAATGCTATTATCTCAGGTTCTATTCACGGTGGTATTCCAAAGGGTCGAGTTACTATGCTTGCCGGTGAATCCATGACAGGTAAATCATTATTTGTACAAAAGATTCTCGCTAAGGCTCAACAAGAAGGTCTTATACCAGTAATTTTTGATACTGAAAACGCTATTGATCCTGAAGGAGCTCAACGACTAGGTCTTGATATTAGTAAGGTAAAGTATGTGCCGTGTATCAGTATCGAACAAACGCGTAACGCTCTCTTTAAATTTCTTACATCTGTTAAAGAAAAGAAACTTGAGGGCAAGTTCATTGTTGCAATCGACTCTTTAGGTAACCTTCAATCTGAGCTTGAACTAGCTCGTATGGGTAAAGATAGCACTTCATCTGATATGGGTACAAAGGCTCGTGCTATGAAGTCGTTAATGCAGACTTGTACTAACCTAGGCGCTGTAACTCAAACAACTATTCTTTGCACTAACCATGTTTATGACGATCCCTCTGCTATGTTTCCGTCAATTGAAAAGCATATGCCAGGCGGTAAAGCATGTGTATATCTTCCATCAGTAACTGTTCAACTTGCACGTAAGCCGATGAAGTCTGATGATGGTAAAACAACAGACGGTGAATTAGCTGTCGGTCAAAAATCTTATGCAGGTATTATTATTAGAGCTCTTACGCGTAAAAATAGGTTTATTAAACAGTATCTCGAAGGTGAGATGTATCTATCCTTTGCTAATGGATTGGATAGGTATTATGGCATGCTCGATCTCGCGGTCGGTCTCGGTGTTGTAATTCAAAACGGGTCTACATATGCACTTGAAGATGGTACTAAATTAGGTTATTATAAGAGCTGGCGGAAGGATAGTAAGTTGTGGGAAGAAACTATTCTACCTAAACTGGAAGATAGAATTAAAAATGAATGGTCATATGGTAATCTTGAAGAAGAAACTCCCGAAGAGATAAACGATGAAGCATAAAAAAATAGTTTTAGCATTTTCTGGAGGTATGGACTCCTCTGTACTTCTCTTTATGGCAGCGGAGAGAGGCTATAAGGAAATTCATACCGTTACTTTTGATTACGGTCAAAGACATCATCGT